GCAAAAGGCGCGCTGTGCGGTGACGGGCAGTGGCGCCAGATCGTCACGGTTGAGGACGCGCTGAGCGGCGGCTGCAACCTGTTTGATATCGATCAGCTACAGCTTGAGTACAGCCCGGCGGAATACCAGAACCTGCTGATGTGCGAATTTGTGGACGACGAGGCGAGCGTGTTCCCGTTTGCCGAGCTGCAGACCTGCATGATCGACAGCCTGGAGGAGTGGGAAGATTTTAACCCGTACCTGCCGCGCCCGTTTGCGTACCGGCCGGTCTGGATTGGCTACGACCCCTCACACACCGGCGACAGCGCCGGGTGCGCCGTGATTGCGCCGCCGGTTGTCGCGGGCGGCAAGTTCCGCGTGCTGGAGCGTCACCAGTGGCGCGGCATGGACTTTGCCGCGCAGGCGAAATCCATCGAGGACTTAACGAAAAAATACACGGTTGAGTACATCGGCGTTGACGCAACCGGCATCGGCCAGGGCGTTTTCCAGCTGGTACGCCAGTTTTTTCCGGCGGCGCGCGAGATCAAATACTCGCCCGAGGTCAAAACGGCAATGGTGCTCAAGGCAAAAGACACCATCACCAGCGGCCGTCTGGAGTACGACGCCGGTGCCACCGATATCACGCAGTCGTTTATGGCTATCCGCAAAACCATGACGGCCAGCGGAAACCGCTCCACCTACGAGGCGAGCCGCAGCGAGGAGGCCAGCCACGCTGACGTCGCCTGGGCAATCATGCACGCACTGTTAAACGAACCGCTTACCGCAGCGAGCGGCGGCGCCAGCCCTTCTATTCTGGAGTTTTATTAATGAGCAAACGCAGAAGCCGCAAGGCTCACACCGCCACCGCGCAGCCGGTACAGGCAGCCGCACCGCAGCACGCCGAGGCGTTTACCTTTGGCGATCCGACGCCGGTTATGGATAAGCGCGATATTCTGGATTACGCCGAGTGCATCGGCAACGGCCGCTGGTACGAGCCGCCCGTGAGCTTTCACGGCCTGGCAAAAAGCCTGCGCGCGGCCGTGCACCACAGCTCACCGATTTACGTGAAGCGCAATATTCTGGCGTCCACCTTCATTCCGCACCCGATGCTGAGTCAGCAGGAGTTCAGCAAATTTGCGCTCGACTATCTGGTATTCGGCAACGCCTTTGCCGAGCTGCGCCGAAACGGACTCGGCAAACCGCTGCGCCTTGAGACGTCGCCGGCTAAGTTCACGCGCAGAGGCATTGCCGACGGCGCCTACTGGTTTGTGAACGACTGGAAGGAGCCGCACGAATTTGCGGCCGGCAGTGTGTTTCACCTGCTGGAGCCGGATATTAACCAGGAGCTGTACGGCCTGCCGGAGTATCTGAGCGCACTTAACTCGGCCTGGCTGAATGAGGCGGCTACCCTGTTCCGCCGCAAGTATTATCAGAACGGCGCCCACTCGGGTTACATCCTCTACATGACCGACGCCGCGCAGAGCAGCAGTGATATCGACCGGATGCGTCAGGCGATGCGCGACACGAAAGGGATCGGCAACTTCCGCAACCTGTTTATGTACGCGCCGAACGGCAAGCCGGACGGCATCAAGATTCTGCCACTCAGCGAGGTGGCAACGAAAGACGATTTCTTTAACATCAAGAAGGCCAGCCGCGACGACCTGCTCAGCGCACACCGCGTGCCGCCGCAGATGATGGGCATTATCCCGGACAACTCCGGCGGATTCGGGGATGCGGTAAAGGCGGCGCAGGTTTTTGTTCGCAACGAACTCTCGCCGCTGCAGGAGCGATTTAAAGAAATTAACAGCTGGCTTGGTAAGGAAATAATTAATTTTAACAAATATGAGCTTTAATATTAATAGCAGGCCTGTTGGCCTGCAGTTTTCAAGCAGATATGTCAAACTGCTGCGTCGTCCCAAGATGTTCAAATATTTTTATCGATGTAACGCGTCCAGAAGATATTCTGTTTAAAAACCTTAGTATTTGATTTGGCTCATCAATTACAGCTGTTTTTTTAACTATAAACCCTTCAAGATTTTTGAGACTGTACTTCTGCGATGAATTTTCCAAAGCGCTAAGCATCTCTCTACTCAAGGCTGAGCGTGAACCATCCCCTCTACATATAACAGCATAATTAAAATTAAGAGAAACAAAATCTTCCCTTGTCATCGTAGGAAGGTGCTTGCTAATGAAATGATATAAGGTGGTTATTCCTTCGTGAATTTTCAACCTAATATCTTCCTTATTAGACTTACCTTCTTTAAACTCGATAAAATACAGCTTATCATTGCTAAAAAAAGAGCATCAGGAGATTTTTCTTTTATCTCTTTTTTATAAACGCTCGAACAATTTAAAACTTTATCGAAATTAAATCCGATGAAATCACTAATCACAAAATCACGCTTTCCTGAGTCATTATAACTAAGCGCCTGTACATCGCACAGCGCATCGCTATATACCTCCAATAACTTGTCAAAGAGTTCCTTCTCTTTAGAAATCATCCAAGCTCTCCTGATTTAGCTCTCTTAGTGGCGATGCCAACAAATCAATAGCATGCGAAACATTATTAGTGATATCAACAAAGTAAGTATAATCTTCATCAGGAAATCTTTCAGTTAGATAAAAATGATTTTCAACCCCCAACCTGTCGCTATAATGTTTTAATGCATCAATGATATATGGGCTGTGAGTGGTTATTATTATATCCACACCTAAAGAAACCAGCTCGCAAATGATTTCAGCATAAAAAATCTGCCATTTAGGATGAAGGTTAACTTCCGGTTCATCAATGATTAATAAGGAGTTTTCATCTGCTGAGCCACACTTTATAAGCATGTCTAGCATCCCTAAAGATTTGATACCTGAAGCTATATTTCCTGAGGTTACTTTATAACCTTTTTTCTCAAGGTAAAAATCATTCTGCTCTATATCAAATACAACTTCACCGCGAAATGTCGAGTTAATTTTTTCAGAAAGCTTTGAAGATCCGATGTTAAAAGTTGAGCTACTAAAGATATTTATATGTCCAAAAACATTGTAAATAGACTCGCTTAACTTTGTGGAGAGATCTTTAACATGCAAGGGCACTGTTAACCTTCCAGGCTCGACATTCCCATCAAAAAGTGTTTTTGCATACCTGATAAGATTGTGAAATTGCATCACACTTGGCGAGTCAACATAAGTTGAATCTGAATACCCTAGGCCATCAGCATATTTAAATTGCGAAATCCCATCTTTTGTCCAAGAAATATCTATTAAAGAGCTAGCTCCATCACTAACCTCGATTGAAGCTTTGCTATTGTTTGCATTTCCCTTTTGGATTATTTCCCCTCGAAATTCAGAGAAAAAAGCTTTTCTCAAGGCGCGATTTATAGCTGACAGCTCATCATCAGGCTCTTTCATTATTAGAAATATTTTTTCTATTTCTTCTCTTGCTGACTCTGCTAATAACTCAGGCAATCTACCTGTAAGAGCTAAGTGCTCTATATAACGTTCTCTTTCATTGATTGTTTTAACAACATCCAAGCGCAACGAAGCATAAAATTTTCTAGGGTTAAAAAGATCCCTAATCTCTGGCAATTCAGAAATGTTAATTCTTCTTCTTAAATTGAAGTATATCTTTTCAACTATAGAAGTAACTCTATCTTCTTTATCTTCTTCTATATCTTCCTCATAACGAGAAATAGCTTTTATCATTGAAAATAGGATTTTCCCAACGGTACTTTTCCCTGTATCATTTTCCCCAGTTATTACCGTAAGGCCACCAATAGCAACATCGGCCTGCGAAATTGTCCCAAAGTTGTTGATTTTAATACGCATATTCAGTTCACTCTCGCGTAGGTATCCTATCTAAGCATACTTTAGCATATGTCTTCATCTATGTTTATGCGAATGTGCCCAGATCCCATCAACGGTTAATCTCTTCGAGCGCGCAATGCTATCCCCGCCACGCCTGCCCGCTTTATGCAGCGCTTTTAATGCAGATGCATGAACCAAAAAAACGAGGCCAGCACTGGCCCCGTCGTATGTTTTTAGCTGTGGTTTGTACATGCAAATCCATGCGCCTTATGCATGCATGACAAAAAACCGGTCAAAAGAGGTTTAACTGGTCGTCCGGCTCAGATGCCGGCATAACTGATTCAGGTTCAGTAAGTGCCTTAGCCAGACAAAAAGCATCCCGATAACTCAAAGGTGCCAGGCGCTCAAACTCAAAGAAATGCGAAAAGGTGCGACCCAGCCAGAAGCCATTACCGGTCTTATTTGAAAGCTGAAAAATCGCCACCTGACCAGGGCGAAAATAAGGCAAGGCTTTACCCTTAAACACGATCTGAAAATCGTAATCACGTCCGCCCATAACCTGCCGCCTCGCAATGCTTTACACTAAAAAGTAAAATGCACTAACAGATTATTTTTCAAGGGGTGTAGCCGAAAACACTACCGAAAATTGTTTGTTAGTCATCACGGTGTTTGCAGCGATATCAGCTATAAGGCTCAGCGCTATTTCCCTATCACGTTCTTTACAGAATCCCTCTGTAGTAAGCCGAGCAATCAACTCAACACGCTCAAGCATTACCCGCTCTTGTAAATCCAAATCCATGCGCCCTCCCCCCAAAAAATAACTGTATATAAATACAGTAGCACAGCATTCAGATCCAGCAAAAGGAAAATATTTCCGGCAATCCCTCTTTTTATCCGCATGATATGAATAGCCTTTTGCTATGGATGCTGAGTAATCACTAAAGCGCTGCCTGCGCCTTTAGCGCCCGCCCATCCCGATGCACAATCCAGCCCTTTCAGGCTCAAAGCGCATTTTTTGCCCTCTCCTGTTCAGCTAATAGATTAAATCGCTCTAATATACGACTCGGTTCAGGCGCTGCTTTTGGCCGGAACAGCTCGCCGTTATATGCACTACGGAACATCCGGCCGCCAATCTTCGTCTGCGCACCGCTCAGCAGACGCACAGCCTCACCCCGGCTGATGGTTTCGCCGCTCAAATCCCTTACCTGGCTGATTACGTTATCGCACGCGGCCTCAATTTTATCTGACCGCCTCAGCTTCAGGTGCCGCTTTTCAGGCTGATCCGCTCTTATCCGGTTGAGAAGCTGCCGCCGTTCTTTCCGGCTCATGCCCTCAAGGTTCAATTTCTCATAACCTCCGGGCGGTGTTGAATCCTCAGATCTCAAACCGCCCGTACAGTTATTGACAGAACTCCGAGAGGACGCGGGCGCGTCCTGAAGGTCAAAACCCAATTCAATGGCACGCTTCGGAACAATCTTCCACTGTGCCAGGCGGGTTAAAATCGGCGTGTCCTCGCCAACCTCAGCCGCAAATACGCCTTTGATGCGCACGGTTTCCTCGCCGTATTCGTTTACATCCTCACTTGCCTGATACCAGGTGCGCACGGCCAGCTCGTCACGGCGCACGAACGGGCCGCCCTGCGCATTTACATAACCGGCCCAGTCTCCCGCGTCGGCTGCATCATGCGCGGCCGCAAATTCAACGCTCAGGCCGTGTGCGGTTTCGCTGTCTGCCATGCGGCGCAGCTCGCGGTAAACCGTGACCGGCGCACCGCCCACAAACTGAAACTGCCGGATGTGCCAGCGGGCCGCCCAGGCTGATACAGCCGAGGCGGTTTCTTTCAGGTCTTTACCGCTTTCATCGTCGATCTCGCCGTCGAGCGCATAGCCGTCGATATTCTTGGAAATGTATTTAGCGACATAGCCCGTCGCGCTGCCCTTGTCAGAGTCGATAGCCTCAGCGTGAAAGCGGGCCTTGCGAGCTTTATCAGTGGTCAGCTCGCCGCTGTCCTCCTGATATGCATAGTCGCGCATAATCTGACGCACGCGCTCCAGCTGCTCAGGCCGCATAAACATCAGCATGTGCCAGTGCGGGGTGGCGTCGTGATGCGGCTCGGCAACCCGGATGCCAAAAATGCGGATATCTTCGCGATGCAGTTTGGCCCGGATTTTCTGCCAGACGCTGCAGAGATAACGCTGCGTATCTGCAGGGCTGGCGCCGTTCCACTTGCGGTTGCGATGGCCGGTTTTGATTGTGGCGTGATAGCGTGACGGGGCGGTCAGCGTATAAAAATCGCCGACAAAGCCCATCTCATTGCAGATATTTTCAAAGCCACGGATGCGCGTCATGAGTTCGCAGCGGCGGATCGCAGGGTTTGCCACGCTGCCGTCGTATTTCTCAATCAGGCTGATGCGGTTTCCCTCTTCGTCTTCCAGCTCCATGCCCTTCAGAAATTCACGCGTGCGCCGCTTCTGCTCGCGCCACTCTGATACGGTCATGTTGCTGGCGTACGGGGTATGCTTTTTGCTGACGTTAGCCAGGGCGATATGAAGATGCTCGCGCCATGAAGCGGCTACGCGACGCAGGCGCCCTTTCCACCATTTGTCAGTCTGCATGCGCATGATTGCCGGGGTGACTTCTTCCGGATCAAACTGACGTGAAGTAACCTTATCCCACAGCGGCGGAGTCTGACCCATTTCGCGGGTGATAGTCGCAGCGGTCATGTAAACGCGGTGCGTGTATTTGTAATCTGATTCGCCGCTGGCCTGCGCGTGTACCTGAACCAGCTCAGCCAGAATGAAGTTAGCGACATCCCCGGCCAGCAGATCAACATCGGCGCGGGCCATATCAGGCAGCCGGTTAAAGCGGCGCATCAGCTCCCACAATTGTCCACCTGCACTGGCCGCGCCGGCTTTTTCAGAGGCGTTTTCAGCCAGAAGGTTAAAGGTGCCGGCTTTCATTTCGCTGAGGCGATACTGTGTGCTGACGGTTTCAACGCGTGGCAATGTGCGCTCTACAAACGTTTTTGCAAAGTACGCATTGGCGCGGGCTGTTCCCTGTGTTTTTTCCAGATCGCTGACGCGGCGCTTTACGTCCAGCTGTACCAGCGCCGGCTGCTTTTCGAGTAGCTCCTGCGCACGCACTAAAGCCGCAATCATATGACTGCGGCTGTGCATTTCCTCATAAGTTGGATAAGGGCTGGCAATGGCTTCCCGTGGAGCATTCCACGGGTAAGCGAACTCCTCAATCATGCCAGCGCCTCAGCGGCATTATTCACTGCAGCGGGACGGCGCACAGCAATGATTTCAGCAGCGCTTTTGCCTTTGCCTGCAGCCACACCAATTGAGCGAGCTACATTAAGGCTGGTGAGATCAAAGCCGTCAAAAATGCTGCGCGTGTTATCGGTGTCGCTGTTTGAAGCAATGACCGGGCAATATTCCGAAACGTCGCGCAGCATGCTGGCAAGCTCCTGCTGTGCGGACTTGTTGAACCCCGGAGCATAATAGCTCGCGAATGTTCCGTCATACGGCGGATCGCAGTACACCACATCGCCGGCTTTAGTCAGGCGCAGCGTTTCACGGAAATCGGCGCAGAGAAACGTCGCACGCTGCGCTTTTTCGGCAAACGCTTCAATCTCAGCCAGCGGGAAATAAGGCTTTGAGTAATTACCAAACGGAACGTTGAATCCGCCACGCTGGTTATAGCGGCACAGGCCGCGGTAGCCGTGGCGGTTCAGATACAGGAAGTGAGCCGCACGCTCAAGCAGCGGCAGCGACGGGCTGTGATTGAAATCTTCCCGCACTTCATAATAGCTTTCGCCGGTCGTGTTCTGATTAAACAGACTGGCCGCTGTAATAATAAACGGGCGGGTATGCTCTTTTACCTGGCGATACAGGTTAATCAGGTCGGGATTGATATCTGCAATTAAATAAGCCTGATAATCAGTATTCATCATCACCGCGCAGGAACCGGCAAACGGTTCGAGCAGGCGCTTTCCTTCAGGCAGATGCGCCAACAGCTCAGGCATGATGCCGGTTTTATTTCCCGCCCATTTCAGAATCGTGCTCATGCGGCACCGCCCTTTGACATCTTTGCGTAGCGCTCGGCTACGTCCTGACAACTGACGCAGCGAGTCACACCCCGCACGGCACGGCGGCGCTGTTCAGGGATAGGGGCGTCGCAGTCTTCGCAGAATGAAGCTGTTACGCAGACCGGGCGGTTAACCACGCTGGCAATGTTGCGCGCCAGCAGCTCGTCGGCGCGAGCCTGCGCCATATCCATTGAGTCAGCCATCAGTGCACCGCCTCATTCGCTTCACTTTCATAACGCTCAGCTTCCTGGCGCAGCAATTCAGCGGCTTCAGCACCGCTCAGCCCTTTCTGCTGAATGTGCATTGCAATGCCTGTCAGACGACGGGCAACCTGCAGGCCGCGCTCGGCACGTTCTTCAGCCCGCGCAGAATTTATGATTAACGAAAGCTGCTCAACGTCAGCATCAAACGTACGGGTTTCAGTATTTCTCATATTGCTTTCTCCAGAATTCAGGCAAAAGAATGCCCGGCGGGTTTACGCCTTTAATTTCTTAGGTTAATTAATTTGGCAGAGTCATTTTCTTTGGGAATAAACTCACGACTGCTTTTAAATGATTCATTGCCCGGATTAACGCGCTTCTTTCATCAGTGGTCAGTTCACTAAAAGAAATATCGTGTCTGTCTTTACCGATATTCGCCAGAAAAAGAATTGCGCTTAATGCCCGCTTGTTTTCCTGATAATTACTGTCTCTTACATCGCGCATATCATCAAAAAAGCGGGATAACTCTTTTTCGCAATTGCCACCAAACTGAGAGCGAATTAAAGCGAGGTGATTAAGCGCTGTTACACGCTGCCCCGCGTTCAGCTCACCCAGCATTGCGCTACCTTCGATAGCCATGTTTTCCCCTTCTGTTTTACCTCTTTGCTCTGGCTGCACAGCACCGGATGCCACGGCTTACCGTTTTCCCCCATGATCCAGCCATTGCCATATGACATTGACGGACTTTGCTTCTTCAGGCGTGAAGCTAACGAGATCATTGCGCCGTCCCTCAACTGAGGCCAACTGTTGCACCGATACCGCTGATTGCATCTACGGTCGAGGCTAACGTCGGGTTTGAGTGAATGCGGGTTTGTACGGCAATTGCAGCCAGCATCATGCAGCGAATACCTGTATTTGCTGCCTCCACAATTCCGCGCCGGCAACTTGCAGAAATCTTGCTGCCACTAAAAGCTCTGGCAGCCAAAACACCTACTTCTGCTGTAGCTTTCATGACGTAAGCTGAATAATTTTCTTCTGCTAATTCATTTACCGGTACACACGGTAGGCAATGCAGTTGCGCCAGCATGCCATCGACCAGCGTTGCATCTTCAGTCAGATCCGTTAACAGCAGCACTTCCTCAGCAGTGATTTTATGCACCTGGTCTGGGTTCAGCTTATTGCGCAGAGTCTGGACCTTCATCCCTGCCCGCTGCGACAGCTCAACCAGATTGTGTGCTGCAGCAAACTTGCGGCAGGCTTCTTCAAAATGGTTATGGTTGGAAACCTTGAAATCAAACATGATTAGTTTCAGCCTAATATCTAAGATTTGTTAAACGTTGAGCGAAATATCACATTCGCTAAGTGCCTGTATTGTCAAAGCAGCCATGTTGACCTCAACTAAGCCTTTCTTCTGTGTACCTTTAGGCTTAATTGGCAACTTTCCGTACTCAATCAGGTTCTTAGCTGTTTCATATTTAGTGCCAGTACGGCGGCAATACTCCTCTAGTGGGAGGTAAGGCTCAGGGATGACGATTGTAATGCTAGGTCGCATGATGCAAACTCCATTAGGCTTACCGATAGGTCAATATCGGTCAATGTACGGCAATGTGGTCAAATTGCGAATCAAACGGAGATTAGATCTCATTTTAATGAGAGTCAAGCTAATATGAGCGCACACCTAAACTTTTCATTTCCATCCTCAAGCGCAGATGCTTTAGATCGGGTTGTTGAAGCATATGGATTCAAACTTAAGTTTGAGCTTGCTGAACACCTTGGTATCGCCGCCAGTAGCCTATCTTCACGCTATAAACGAGAGGTTTTTCCATCGGATATTGTTCTTCAGTGTTCAATTGAAACTGGAGCGAACATCCAATGGTTAGTCTCTGGAGAGGGGGAGTGCTTTAGTAAAAGCACCCCTTCAGGAAGCAGCTTGGATAGACTAAAGCTAATTGACGGTCGCATTGAGAATGCAGGAAAGCTAATTTTTGACTTTTCCCTGCTTGATGGCAGCCAGCTTGAACACGCCAATTTGATATGCGTTAAGGACAAAAATTTTCACTATGTTGTCGCGCAGGGGCTTGATGAAATTGAGGATGGTCATTGGTTGGTAGAAATCGAAGGGAAGGCCAGCTTTCGCAATTTAACAAGAATACCGGTTAAGAAGTTGCGGGTCGGCGCAGGTGAAACGAGCTTTGAGTGTGGAATAGGTGACATCAGAGCAATTGGTAAAGTCGTTCTGACAATAAGTTAATATGACTGTACGAAAACTCCCCACAGGCCAATGGGTCGCTGACTTCTACTCTGTTAACCGGAGTGATGGAAAGGAAGGAAAGCGAGTCCGAAAAAAATTCGCCACCAAAGGCGAAGCTTTAGCATTTGAAAATTACACTCTTCAAACGATAGAGGACTCACCTTGGCTCGGTGATGGAAAAGATCGCCGCCGCTTAGCTGATTTGGTTCATTTGTGGTTTGACCGACACGGCATCACATTGTCTGATGGTGAAAAGCGCAAAAGCACTATGCTTTGGGCTGCTGAGTGTATGGGCTCTCCTTTAGCTACAGAATTCAGTGCGCCACTATTTACTGCTTACAGAGCAAAGCGCCTTAAAGGGGAGTTTGCTCGTACCAAGCGCATTGCTCAAGTTTCTCCTCGCACTATGAATCTTGAGCACGCCTACTTTCTAGCCGTTTTTAATGAGCTTAAGAGGCTGGGTGAATGGTCTCCACCCAACCCACTTGAAAACGTGCGTCAGTTTCGCATTGATGAAAGTGAGATGTCTTATCTGACTGATGAGCAAATAGATCGACTATTGGAAGAATGCCGAAACAGTAGCGCTAAAGATTTAGAAGCGATTGTGAAAGTGTGTTTATCCACTGGTGCGCGCTGGGGTGAGGCTGAGACTTTGAAGCGCTCGCAGATCACGCCGGGTAAAATTACCTTCATTAAAACCAAAGGTAAACGTAACAGAACCATACCCGTTGACGCAGCCCTGCTTGAACAGTTACCAAAGAAAACAGGCGCAATTTTCACACCTTGTTACTACGCCTTCCGAAATGCTCTGGAGCGCGCTGAAATCGAATTACCTCCTGGGCAACTAACGCATGTTTTACGCCATACGTTCGCCAGCCACTTTATGATGAATGGCGGCAATATTCTCGTGCTGCAGAAAATACTCGGACACACCGACATAAAAATGACAATGCGCTACGCTCATTTCGCTCCAAACCACCTGGAAGAGGCGATCAATTTAAACCCCTTAAAGTGTCGCAAAAGTGTCGCATGA